TAAATACTGTCTCCCCTATAAAGCCGACATCACCGAGAAAAAAGCCTCCGGCCAGAAGCACGCGACCGATGTGTATGACTCTACATCGCGCCGATCCTCGCAAATCCTTGGCGCAGGTCTCATGTCCTACCTGACCAACCCCACCTCCGAATGGTTTCAGGTCAAGACCGACGAAGACATGATGGAAAACAACGAAGTAAAGACGTTTTTCGCGAAAGCGCAGCGGAAAATGTACAAAGTCCTCCAGTCCTCCAATTTCTACCAGCAGCTTCATGAGCAGTACATGGAGCTCGGTGTATTCGGGACCGCCGGAATGTACTCTGAAGAAGACCCCGAGATGAAGGTCCGTTATTACTCCCGCGAAATTAAGGAGCTCCTTTTTTGTGAAAACGAAAAAGGACAGATTGACCAAGTTTATCGCGTCTTTGAGTTAACGGTCCGCCAGGCATGGCTGCGCTGGGGCGCAAACGCTGGCAAAACGGTGAACGAAAAATACGAGGCCAAGAAGTACGACGACACGATGGAGTTTATCCACGTTGTCGGACCGCGTGAAGCTTACGACAAGATGAAAAAGGACGCTATCAATAAGCCCTTTTTCTCTCGCTGGATCGTTAAAGCCGACAAGCATCTCATCTCCGAAGGCGGCTACGACGAGATGCCTTTCAATATCGTGCGCTGGAATAAGAAATCCGGCGAGAAACACGGCTACTCTCCCGCGATGGATTGTATGCCCGAAATTAAGACCGCCAACGCGATTAAAAAGACGATGCTTCGGCAAGGCCAGAAGCTTGTTGATCCGCCGGTAATTCTTCCGCATGACGGTTACACGCTCCCACTCAACATGAATCCGAAGGGCGTGAATTACAAGACGAACTCCGTCGGCTCGGGTAACGAGCAAGTCGAAATCTTGATGGGCAAAGGCAACCTTGCCGCCGGTCAAGAGCTTTTGATGGATGAGAGAACGACGATTAAAGAAACTTTCTTCGTCGACCTTTTCCTCCTCCTCATTCAAAAGACCAATATGACCGCGACCGAAGTCGCCGAGCGCGTCGAAGAGAAGATGCTCATTCTCGGTCCTGTTGTTGGCCGCCTCATGACGGAGCTCCTCGACCCAATCATCAAGCGCACATTCAATATCCTTCTCCGTAACGGCGAATTTGGCGAAGTGCCTGAAGCGTTAGTCGGAAAAGAATACCGCATTGAATATGTCTCTCTTTTAGCGAAGGCCCAGCGCCTTGCTGAAAGCCGCACGATGCAAAACTTCATCGCCGTTGTCGGCTCCATCGCGCAGCTCAACACCGAAGTTGTGGACAAGCTAGACCTCGACAAAGCCGTGGACATTCTGCACGAGATGATCGGTGTCGATCCGCGCATCATGCGCTCGAAGGAAGTTGTCGACGACGTTCGAAACCAGCGCCGCGAAAGCGAGGCCCAGCTTCGTCAGCTTGCGCTCGCACAAGCCGGAGCAGATGTGCTCAAGACTGGCTCAGAAGTAGATAAAAACATCGCCACCTCGAAAACATCCAAGAAAGCGAAGGCAGCCTAATGACAAAGAAAAATTCTTTAAAGCAGCTTCGGCAAGATTACCAAAGCGTTTTCGGCACGCCGACCGGCAAGCGCGTACTCGCAGACATGAGAAAACATTTTTTTGTGGATAGAACGACACACGTCCCAGGAGATTCGCATGGCGCGAGTCTGAATGAAGGGCTCCGGATGGCGTTTCTTCACATTATGAACAGGCAGCGTAAGGACCTACTTGAAGTGTTTCAAGAGGACAACGATTAACTGAACCCTAAACGGATAATTCAGAGAGGAATCATCGAATGACGATAGCAGCAGGAGCAGGGGCCGGAGCAGGACAGGGCGCGGGAGCAGGCGCTGGAGCAGGAGCAGGTCAAGGTCAGGGCGGTCAAGGTGGCGGAGCTTCGCTTCCTGAGTGGGCAAAAGGTTTACCGGCTGAGCTTCAGTCGCATCCTTCAGTCACAAAATTCAAGGACCCCTCCGAAGTTTTCAAATCTTACATCGAAGTCGAGAAGCACATCGGAAAAGACAAGATCGTGATGCCCGGACCCAACGCCGGACCCGAAGAGTGGGCGCAGGTTTGGGATAAACTCGGACGCCCGAAGTCGCCGGACGAATATGCGGTCCAGCAGATGATCCAGAATGTGCAATTACCGGAGGGTTTCGAGCTCGACGTGGCGGGTTTTCAAGAATTTGCGAAAGTCGCGCATGGCCTTGGCATCAACTCGAATCAGATGAAGGGAATTATCGAGTTTTATGCAGGCACGCAGGGCAAGGCGTTTCAAGACCTCCGCGCCGGTCAAGAAAAAGAAGTTAACGACGCCGAGACCTCGCTTCGAAAAGAGTGGGGCCTCTCGTACGAACAAAATCGCGGCATCGCGCTCAAGACGCTCAACGTCATGTATGGTAAAGACGCGCAGAGGATGGCTGACAAATACGGTCATGACCCAGAGTTTGTGAAGGGCTTGCACGCAATCGGCACGAAACTTTCCGAGGATGTTCTCGGTGAAGGTGGCGCTCGTAGCTACACCATGACGCCAGAACAAGCTCAAGGCGAGATCAAGAAAATTCAATCGGACCTTAATCATCCAGTCTGGAATAGTGAGCATCCGGAACACGCGGCGGCAGTCGTGGCGTACAACAATTTGTACGCGCAGGCGTTTCCTGGTCAAACGGATAACGACTAATGGCTACGCCCGAAGAGTTGGAGCAGCAAGAAGTTGGTCAGGAGTGGGCGAGGCGCTATCGTCTCGCCCAGCTCCGGCTGAAATGCATCGAAGCTATTTTTAACGGTGGCTCGAACTCGCAACGTGAAAATCACGAAGCGGCCGGAGAAAAGTTGTATAACTTTGTTATCAAGGGTTTATTTGAGCAGGAAGAAACAAAAAAGCCCTAAGAAGAATACACTATCGTAGTGTATTGACAAAGAAAGCTTAATTTGATAGTCTTTTAGCATCTGTATGGAGAACGGCTAGAACAGCCGCCCACTTCCGCCAGAGTTAGACCCGGTGAATAGCCGGACAATCTGACGAGCGAAGAAACGTTCGTTTTGTTGTTCGGCAAAAATTCACAACCAAATCGCCCGATTAGGAGGGTTTAACAATGGCAATCGACACGCATTTTTCAAAGCAATTCGGCGATACCATCATGCTGCTTTCGCAGCAGAAGGGATCGCGTCTTCGTAATGCCGTTCTCGTCAAGTCCGATGTGGTCGGAGAAGAGACCTACATGGATCAGATGGGCGCGGATGAAGCCACCCGCAAGACTACGCGCAACGGCGATACACCGATCACCCAAGCCGACGAGCAGCGCGTCCGCATCACGATGTACGACTACGAATGGGCCAAGCTCCTGGACAAACAAGACAAGCTCAAGATGATCGTGGACCCGACGAGCTCGTACGTCATCAACGGCCGCAATGCTATGGGCCGCGCGATGGATGATGAAATCCTCGACAACGCAACCGGCACTTCCTATCGCGGTAAAGCGGGCGGTACTTCTACCTCGCTTCCTTCTTCGCAGAAGGTCGCGGTGGGCTCTACTGGATTGACCGTCGCCAAGCTTCTTTCGGCGAAAGAAATCCTGGACGGCAACGAGGTGGACGAAGAGGAACAGAAATTCTGCGTCTGCACCGCCAAGCAGATCACCAACATGCTCAACACGACCGAAGTTAAGTCGGCCGATTACAACACCGTCAAAGCGCTTGCGAAGGGCGAAATTGATACCTTCCTCGGATTCAAGTTTATCCGCAGCCAGCGCTGCAATCTCGACGGCTCCAACAATCGGCAAGTCCTCTGCTATGCGAAATCAGGTCTCGGCCTGGCCATCGCTAAGGACATCGAGGTCGACATCGGTCCTCGGCGCGACAAAGGCAATGCCCAGCAGGTCTACATTTGCTTGGGAATCGGCGCGGCTCGTTTGGAAGAGAAGAAAGTCGTCGAAGTCGCCTGCTCCGAGTCTTAAACCGATAACCGATCTTGAATAAGGAGGATTTAACCAATGGCAACCGTTAAAGGTGTGAACAGAACGAAGGCGGATGATCCCAAGCCGGAGAATATTCTTTCTCCCGGCACGCTCGGCGGCAATGTGAAGGTGATGATTGACCAGTATGAAGCTTCGAGCCTCAGCTCGGGCGACGTCATCAAGCTTGGCCGCAAGCTCCCGAAAGGCGCGAAAGTGGTCGAAGTCATTATGGCTTACGACGCGCTCGGCGGCTCGACGACCATGAAGGTCGGCGATGCCGAAGTCACAGACCGTTATATTACGGCGGTCTCAACGGCTAGCGCAGGCTTTACGCGCATGAACGCCGTGGACGGTCTTGGTTATGTGACTGACGAGTCCGAGTCTGCCACTCTCGACACCGAGCTGCAAGCTACGCTAGGCGGTGCGAGTGCGACTGGCACGATCAACTTCGTCGTGATGTACACGTTCGAATAAAAAAACCGCAAAGGGACGGAGCCGAAAAGCTCCGTCCCAATGCACTTCGGGGAGGATGCAATGAAAAAATTTCTTAATCTGTTCTTACTCGCGGCCTTTGCGCTTGCGCTGTGCGGCCCCGACGCGGCTCATGCGGCCGTCGCGGTGGCAGAGAGCGGCACATACGAGGGCGAAGCGACTCAAGTGAATTTTGGCGCGGAGCTTAACGGCTCAATCGCCGACGGGATTTATACGGTAACGCTCGAAGACGCCCTTAGCGTAACGACCGTCACCGGAGCCGAGAGCGAAACCATTTCCAACGCCACGGATGACATCTGGGAAGTCACATCGAACGACGAGCATATGAAGTTTCGTGTCAAAGGCTTTGAGGCCAAGGATGCGGAATTGCAGCTTTACGCCGACGAAGGTGACGACAATGCGGACAAATTTGGCTTAAAGATGTCCACCGCTGGCGCGCTTACATTCGAAGCGAACGCTGTGGCTTTCGCAACGTTTACCACGGGCACAGGCGCTCTTGCGTTGACGGGCGATCTCTCTGGCGATGGAGCTGACCAGTTATTCGGTTTCTTGCAAGATCAAGTCGCTTCCACCACCGTTACAATTACCGCTGCGCAAGCCGGAAAAACTTTCGTTTCTAACAGCGCAGACGTTATGACCCTGCCAGAAGCTTCTACGGTTTTGGGTGCGCGTTATACGTTCATCTCAGGGACAGCC